GGATCCCTATGGCCCACATCCTTGCATGGTCCACATTCCGACGAACACACCAAGCCACAGCGCGACAATCAAACCTCAGATCAAAAATGCAACTGTAGTGCTAAGAGCCATATTCTTTATAGTTCTTGTCGCTTCTCTCAGTGGTGCGCCCGCAGCGAGCGCACAGGCTTTGCATTCAGAGCTATTGGCGCCGGTACAGCGCTGCGTCGGCAGCGGCGAAGTGTCGAATGCGTGTCTGAGTGTAGCCGATGGATGGTGCATAAATCGCCTTAACGAAGGTAATTCGATCGACCCGTTCGTTGAAGCCTTCTGCACGGAGGTTGAAAACGACGCCTTGGAGGCCGCCCGTCTGGACGCTGAATCCAAGCTCGCCGCAGGCCTCTCGAAATTGAAGGAGGTCGATGTGCTTGCCTCCGTTGAGGCAAGTCGCAAGACGTGGGAGGGCTATCGCGATGCATGGTGCGAGGACGAAGGGCGCACCGCCCCCACGGGACTGACTGGGCAAGCCGACTTGGCGCGTGAGACCTGTCGGCAAGCACTGACTCTGGATCGGCTCTTCCGCCTGCGTCGAATGATAGGCTGGCTTACCCCCTGACTGTGAGTAGCGCCGTCGCCCCCACGCGGCGCCGCGCTCAGCTTGGCGATTGGGCGACTTGAGGGTCGTTCGCCACGCAGTGGCCGGCAACGGGTCGCACCCTTCAAATTCAGCACCAGCCCAGGCCTGATTGGACATCCCTGATCGGAACCCCATGACAACGACAGTCACCCTCGGCCTCGTCACGCTCGAAGCCTTTGAAATCCCTGCCACCATCGCCTTCGGCGGCAAGCAGCGCCTGGCGGTGCATGATCTGCCGGGCGGCGGCCGCGTTATCGATGTGCTCGGCGGCATAGACACCGACATCACCTTCAGCGGCATCATCTCGGGCTCAAGCGCGGATACCCGCGCGCAACTGCTGGACGCGTTGCGCATCTCCGGCGCCACAATCCCGCTGAGCTGGGGCGAGCATTACTATCTCGTCATCATCAGCCAAGCCGATTTCGACTACCGCAAGCCCTGGTGGATTCCCTACCGCCTGCGCTGCACGGTGCAGAGCAACCTGCTCTACGCCGCCGCCGCGACCGCCGTCTCGGCCGCGGTCGGCATAGCCGCCAATCTCACTAGCGCCGCCGGCTTCCTCACCACGGTGCCCGCCGCGCTCACCGCCGCCCAAACCGCCTTGACGCAGACCGGGGCAACCACCTACGGCACCGCCGCCTATGGCCAGAGTGTCACCGCCCTGACCGCGGCGCAGACCTCGCTCAGCAGCGCGGTCGCCAACACCGGCACCGGATTGTCCAGCCTCGATCTCGGCTTCACCGGGCAGGACCCGGCCGCCGCCGCCGCCGCCATGACCAGCACAAGCGCGACCGCCGGCTCGCTCGCCGCGCTGACCTCGGCGCAAAGCTACGTCGGCAGCGGGCTTTCGGCGCTCCACAACATTGGGACCTGACGATGAGCGGCACAACCACCATCACGGTCGCCGGCGGCGATCTGTTCCATATCGCCGCCCAGCAGTTGGGTGACGCCACGCAATGGATTCGCATCGCCCAGCTCAACGGGCTTGCGGACCCGGTGATCAGCGGTGTGACCACCTTGCAGATCCCGAGCCCGAACCCCGCGGCAGGAGGCGGCATTGCCCAGCAATGACCTCGGCACTGCCCGCGGGGTCTTCCTGAAGCTGCTGCTCGATGGCCGCAGCGTCATCGGCGTGACCGAAGCGGAGGTCTGCACCAGCGACCACCAGGCCGCCGGATGGTTCCGCGTCAGCGTGGCCTTGGGGCCAGACCCGGTCTTCACCGCCGCCGCCTTCGCCGGCCTGACCCAGGTGACGGCGCAGATCCTGGTGGGTCTCGCGGTCCCAGGCCTGCCGGCGGCCGCCGCGACCTGGCAGAGCCTGATGACCGGCAATGTCGATGAGATCACGCTCGATATGGTCGACGGCACGGTGCAGCTCTCGGGGCGGGACTTCACCGCCCTGCTCATCGACACGCTGAGCGCGGAGACCTTTTCCAACCATACATCGAGCGAGATCGCGCAGACGCTGGCGGTGCGGCATGGGCTGACACCCATGGTGACGGCGACCACGACGCCGATCGGCCGCTATTACCAGGACGGGCATGATGTCTCCACGCTCTACCGGGCCAACAAGACGGTGACGGAATGGGATCTGCTGTCGTCGCTCGCCGAGGTCGAGGGTTTCGACCTGCATGTGCAGGATAGCAGCCTGTTCTTCGCGCCGCCGCTGAACGATACCTTGCCGGCGATCTGGCAATGGATGCCGGGCGGTGCTGCTTCGACGACGCTGACGACGCTGAACATGGAGCGCAGCCTGGCCCTCGCGCGCGACATCGTGGTGACAGTGCAAAGCTGGAACAGTAAGCAGGCGCAGATGATCACCCAGACGGTGCGGTCCTCCGCCAGCTCCGTGGTCAGCGCGAAGACGACGACCTCCGCGACTGCCACGAACTACGTTCTGGTGCGGCCGAACCTGACGCCACAGCAGGCGATGAGCCTGGCCACGCAGACGCTGAGTGATCTCAGCCGGCATCAGCGGGTGGTCACGGTGACGATGCCGGGCGAACTCGATCTGGCGCCTCGCAGCCTCGTGCTGCTGGAAGGCACCAACACCGCGTTCGACCAGGCCTATGCGGTGGATGAAATCACCCGCCGCGTCTCGATGCGCGATGGCTTCGTGCAAACCGTGCGGGCGGTGAATACGCCGGTGAACCTATCCTTGTTGAGTGCATCGCCATGATGGAAGCCTGGCTGAACGCGATCCGCGCCCAGGCCGGGGTGATGAACGGCGCCACCGGGCAGGTGCGCTGCGGCATCGTTCAATCCGTGGATCCCAACACTTATTGCGCCAAGGTCACGCTGCAGCCTGAGGGCGTGCTCACGGGCTGGCTGCCGATCGCCGCCAACTGGGTCGGTTCGGGATGGGGCATGGTGGCTCCGCCCTCACCCGGCCAGCAGGTGGTGGTGCTCGCCCAGGAAGGCCATGCCGAGCACGGCATCGTCCTCGGCGGCTTGTTCTCCCTCTCGGCGCAGCCGCCGCAGGCGCCCGCGGGCGAGTTGTGGATGGTCCATCAGACCGGCTCCTTCCTCAAGCTACATAATGACGGCAGCATCGAAGGAAAAGCGAGCGTCTGGAACATTACCGGCACCATCCAGCTCACCGGAAGCATCATCGCCAGCGGCGATATTTCCGATCAAGGCGGTAGCCACGGCACGATGGCGGCGTTGCGCACGATCTACGACGAGCACACCCATCCGGATGTGCAGAACGGGCCGGGCAATACCGGCCTTCCCATTCCCCAGGCGTAATCCCCATGTCCGATCTCAGCCTCACCTTCGGCGGCGACCTCGCCGTTGCCGCCAATGGCGACCTTGCCACCGTCTCCGGCAGCACGCTCGGCCAGCAGCGGGTGCTGCGCCGGCTCCTCACCAATGCCGGCGATTATATCTGGCAAATGACCTACGGTGCCGGGCTGCCGTCGATGATCGGCACGCCCGTCGATGCTTCGGCGATTGCGGGCCTTGTCCGCAGCCAGATCTTTCTGGAGAGCGCGGTCGCACAAAGCCCCACGCCGGTGATCGACGTGCAGGCGCAAGACACCATAGTCTCCCTGCAGATCACCTATAGCGACGCTACCGATGCCACAACGCAAGCCGTGGGCGTCACGCTCTCGGAGTAAGCCTCCCTGATCGTCGGCGGGGCAGAATTGCGCGGGCATCTCCGACCAATGGTTGAGTTTGTTGACCGATCCTGACGCCCCGGTGGCGCGCGTCGAGATCGGGCCACCAGGATGTGGAATCCCGAATCATGCAGCTTCTTCTACGCAACTTCTCCACGCTGGTGGAGCAGACGGCCGCCGCCGTGCAAGGCAGTGCCGCTCAACTGCTGGATTTCACCACCGGCTCGGTGCTGAATGCCATCCTTGAGGCCAATGCATCGCTCGCGCTCTGGATGCAGTGGCTCATCTTGCTCGCCTTGCAGACGACGCGTCTTGCCACCAGCAGCGGCACGGACGTTGACAGTTTCGGCGCCGATTTTGGCATGAGCCGCCTGGCCGCGGTCGCGGCGCAAGGCAGCGCCACCTTCAGCCGCTATACGCCTTCCATGGCGGCGCTGGTTCCCGCCGGCACGATCGTTACCACCAGTGACAGCACGCAACAATTCGTGGTGGCCACCGATACCACCCATGCCGCCTGGAACGCAGCCCAGAACGGCTATCTCCTCGGCATCGGTGTCGGCAGCGTCACCGTTCCCATCGCCGCCAGCGTCCCCGGCAGCGCCGGCAATGTCCTGGCCGGCACCATCAGCCTCATTTCCAGTGCGCTCCCAGGAACCGACACCGTCACCAACGCCCTGGCGCTGAGCGGCGGGCTTGATGCCGAAACCGACGGCGCCTTCCGCCTGCGCTTCCAGAGTTTCATCAACAGCCGGACGCGGGCCACCGTGGAAGCGGTGACCTATGCCGCGACCAGCATCCAGCAGGGCGTCAACTGCACCGTGCAGGAGAATACGGATGGCACGGGCAACTTCAGCCCAGGACGTTTCGTGGTGACGGTGGATGACGGATCGGGCTCTCCGCCCGCTACCCTGCTCAGCACCATCCAGACAGCGATCGATGCGGTGAGGCCGGTGGGTTCCATCTTCGCCGTCAATCCGCCGACGCTCCTGGGCGCCAATATCTCCTTGACCCTCACGATCGCCAGCGGCTCGAACAGCACCACGGCCATCGCCGCCGTCAACGCCGCCATCACGAGCTTCGTCAATACTCTGCCCGTCGGGGCAAGCCTGCCCTATACGCGGCTCGCCCAGCTTGCTTATGACGCCAGTCCTGCGGTGACCAATGTCACGGGTCTCA